AATTCAACACGCCCACAACAATGCCCCTAACTGGGTAATGGACGTAGAGAAACTAAAAACGGCAGTATCAAAGTACGAAAACAAGTACAACAAGGTAGAGGTGTCAAATGCTGAATAGTGTAGTTATTATTGGTCGGCTCGTTGCCGACCCAGAGCATCGCGAAACAAACACCGGCAAGGGTGTTGCTAATATGCGTATCGCTGTAGACCGTAAAGGTCGTGAGAAGGAAACCGACTTCTTCTCCGTTACAGCGTGGGGTCAAACGGCAGATTTTGTGTGTACATACCTGCAAAAGGGGCGACTTGTAGCAGTTCAGGGTAGATTGCAAGTACGTTCTTATAAGGATAAAGAAAATGTACAACGCCAGTCTTATGAGATTGTTGCAGATAGTGTCCAGCCACTTGATAGTCGTAAAGATGGAGTCGGAAGTCCAATGGTTGCGGCTGCTGCTGAGAGTGATGAGATATCTGACCCGTTTGCTGACTAATATGCTAGGATAGTTTCATGCCCTACGTTACCAAAGCAAGACCATATGAGAAGGAATACAAGCAACAGGTCGCTCGCGCAGAGCATCCGGCTCGTATGGAACGCCAGAAGGCGCGTAGGGTAATGGACGCTAAGGGTGTTGACCGTAAAGGTATGGACATCGACCATAAAGTGCCATTGTCAAAGGGTGGAACAAACAAGCCATCTAACCTTGCGCTCAAAACACCTAGCCAAAATAGGTCCTTTTCTAGGAACTCGGACCATTCTGTTAAAGTCAATAAACCAAAAGCAAAATGAGTTAAGTTTCGCTAGGCGATACGTTTGGTATCCATTGATTCAAAGGCACTAGGAAGTCCAGCGGTACTTGTACACACATATGTACATCCCATTGGTCCCTAGTGTTTTTTGTTCTTCCACCTAGATGTGGTAAAAGATTGGGCATATGGTTTACGTCTCCAACATATATGCCGTCAGTAAACTCAAAGATAATGAACGCGGAACCCTCGAAAGAACGCAGATACGACCATTTGGGTTCACTGAGAGTAGCATCGGGATAAGTCCCGAACTTATGTGTTCGACGCTTATATTCAGCAATGGCTGTCCATTTACCGATTTTAAGGGTGAAGTCGTGCTTACTGTACTTAGCCTCATCAGTGACAGTGTTGTCCCCAAAGTACAGAAACAAACGAGCGGAGAGTTTGTCGGCTGCACGTAACTGCCACATACGGTCATTTTCAGATTCGTACGTGGCTCTCATGCTACTTTAGACCTTTACGGATATTAACCCATTCAGATACGGCTCGTACAACTCGCCTATCTTCTCCGTGGTACTCAAACTTGTCGTAGATATTCTGATAGTGGAAGTACACAGTTCTACGCCGGACACCCATCGCTTCTGCTATTTGACGAGCAGTCAAACCTTTGGATGTAAGGTTGAGAACTTCTTCTTCTTTAGATGACAGATGTTTCATCCACGCACTCATTTTTCGGTAGCCCGTTGACGTAACGTGTTAACCTGCGTTGACGCTCGGACATCGTCTTCATAGAAGTAAAAAACTGCCCGTTGAGTGCCATTTGCGTAGTGTTCACAATGATAAACAGCGTATTTCCAATCAGGATGCTTAGTAATACGAGCAAGATGAACGGCAATAAAATGACCGAGACACTTGCCGTTAATGCAACCCTCTTCACAGTATTGCTTACCTTCAAATTTATCATCCCACTTTATGGTGGTTATGGTTCCACCGCGTTGTACGATAGTACGGTCTGTATGTTCATTTGCCATATTGACAAGTGCTGATACATATAGAGCATCATCGGTACTTGTAATCATTCGTGCCATATGACAAGTTTATCAGGTGCGAAGGGTTGTGTACCTGATATAGACTGCAAAAGGTGTAATTATGGGCGTTGTAAAAAAGTATCAGGACCCTAAAGGCGGACTCAATGCAGCAGGTCGCGCTCACTTTAAACGCGAGACTGGTGCAAACTTGAAGCCACCGGCTCCTGCTCCAAAGACAAAAGCAGATGCAGGACGTAAAGCATCGTTCTGCGCTCGTATGTCTGGGATGAAAAGTAAGTTAACATCTGCTAAAACGGCTAACGACCCGAATAGTCGTATCAACAAATCTTTGAGAGCGTGGAACTGTAAGTAATGGCTGAAAAATATCCGCAAGGGTTAAAGAAGAACCCAATTAAAGTTGTCAACCCAAATGGCTCTATTACGAAATACAATTCCTACCGCGAAGCAATGGATGTTACCGACAATATGGGTAAAGCGGTGGCTAATGAACATTTTAGTCCACTCGGAGGACAAGATGCGTTTGCTAAAGCCGACAAACAAGCCCGTAAACAAGGATATGACCGACCTAATCTTGGTGGCTTAGAACCGGTTATGGATAAACTTCGAACCACAGGTGATACTGTCGAAAAACATAATGCTGATTGGATGACTAAAACCGCTTCTAAGAAGTCTGGTGACAACTCGTTCAAACCGTATCAATCTGTTCTGCCTACATTGAGCAAACAGATTATGAAAGAAAATGGTAAACGCAAGTAATGATGGGAAGTATGAACAAGCATATTAATCGACTTAGTATGCGGGACCTACTAGGCGTTGAGCGTAAAGAACACGGCCTAAAAGAACCGCAGACAATGGCTCAACAGCAACAAATGGAAAAGAAAGAGCATAATCTTAAAGGCACACCAACACGTGCTAAGGTTATGGCTGCTGAAAGTGCTGAACACTATGTAGGGATGAGAAGTATTAGCAGTAAGGGTACTTCCGCAAGTCGTGCAAAAGCCACTGCAATCTATAAAGGAAAATCAAAGTAATGCCACAAGGAATGCCTTACCCTAAAGGGGATATGGCGATGGGAAAAAAGAAGTCGATGTCTGAAATGATGGGTGTCGAAAAGTCTGGCGAAAAGAAGCCAATGCCAAAGGGTAAAGGTGGAAAGAAACCATTGCCACCATTTATGAAGGGTAAGTAAAATGCCACAAGGACGAATGACTGAAGAGCAAGCCTACGCACTTGCTAAACAGCAGCGAAAAGCCAACGACTTGCGTCGAGCCGGTGGTAGCACTGGTGGTTTTAAAGGCATTGAAAAACCCGGTGAAGCCGTTCAAGTAATGATGAATGGTAGGAAAGCATTTATCAGTGGTAGTGCTATTACTGATGATAGTGGTCCAGCAAAATCACCACGTAGTTTTTTAAACGATATTGGAGATGCTGCCGCAAAAAGTCGGCAAGTATATGCAAATCGTGATGCTGGAATGCCATCTAAGTCTACTCCTGTTGCTACTCCACCAGAACGTAAAGTGAATATGCAATCAGGTATGGGAAATACCAATCCTAAAGAAGCATTTAAGGAAAAACCATCTATTGCTCAAGGAATGCTTGCATCAAATCCACTTGAGTACATCAAGAAAACACCCGGCGCAATGAACAGTGCATTGGGTTTTGGTACAGATATGCTTAAGCGCGGTCTTGAGAAAAATACCGGAATGATTAAACAGGATTATATTGACCGTCTTAAAGGGTCTGATGTATTTCGAAAGTTAGATTCGGCTTCTCAAGGTCATGTGATGAACGCCTATCAAAAGTGGTTAGGTTCTCAATCAGCCTTTAATGAAGGTAAGCGCAAGACTATGGCTGTTGATAAAGACTTTAACCGAACATTTGGTCAAGCGTCAGACGGAGTTTCTTAGTCTAACTTAGACGAGTTAACAACGCGAAGGACATTGTCAGCAGTGTCAGTGTCCTCTGTCAAATGATAAGTTAAGTACCATAGTGCTTTCATCAGGTCTTCTCTGATGGAGGCATTTTGTTTTTTACCGGCACGACAGATGTACTTAAGAACATTACCTAGTGAAAAGTCGAGTCCCCATTCAGTAATCAACTCAATAGGTTGAATGTCAGTCTTACGGTAATGCTCGTTCATATCTGTAGTATACTGTAAATATTGTCATGCAGATAGAAGAAGAAGCCGGTGTTAGATACCGAATAGGACCTAAAGGTGGACGTATACGCCTATGCGATTACCTCCTGCCTGATAAAGGTATCAAGTGTTGTGTACCTGCCATTAAAGAGCAGACGATGTGTTCTAAACACGCTGGTCAAATGGAAAAAGTTACCAACCGGCTAGACTTTAAAACAGGATTGTATTCAGTACAGCGCAAACGATTTTCTACGGTAGGCTCAAAACTACTGGAGCGCGTTAACGAGTTACGCGATGACCCAGAACTATTTTCACTCAAAGATGATGCTGCTTATATCACTGCAATTATGGATGCACGTGCCGAGGCTGCTGCCGAAGGCGTATCGTACGAACAGTATAAAAAGATAAAGACTATATACAAACAAGCAAGCGATGCATATGGCACTGAAGAGTTTGATGACTTGTTTAAGTCTATTGGTGTAGCCTTAAATAGTGTGATGGATGAGTATCAGGCAAGTAAAGATGTCATTGAACTTATTGATGTACGCAAAGACATTGTTGAGGCTGAACAACGTATACTTCACGCTAAGGCATACACGTTAGAGGTTGACCAAGCGTTTTCTCTAGTTATGCAAGTAGTTGATGTAGTGCTTAAGAACGTACACAACCCTGATGAAGTGCAAGCCATTAAAAGTGGTGTAGGCAAACTGATGAAGGTGTACGAGAATCCCGAAGATGTAATGGATGCAGTAATTGTCAGCGAAGAGTAACGTAAACACTAGGCTAACCCCAAAGGCGTTGAAGAAGTTCATACGTCCGGATAGACCTTTGAGTGCTTCACTTCTAGAGGCAATGACTGAACGCTTTGACAATCAGATGGATGGCGGTGACTTTGATACAGGTCATGCAGTACCAATTGATGGCAACGAACTTCCGTACGATAGATGGTTAAGAACTTACGCTCCACACGCTGCATCATCTCCACTGGGAGAACATCATATACGTGCGTGGGAATGGGCAGAGAGTATTACTTACGGTAGTCCTCCGCCTGCGCTTATTGAGTGTTGGTTTCGTGGTGGTGGCAAGTCTACTACAATGGAACTCATATCAACACGTTTAGCAGTCAAGGGGTCTCGTCGGTTCTTGTTGTATGTGTGTGCTACGCAGGATGCTGCAAACCGTCACGTCAATGACATTGCAACAACAATGGAACGATGTGGTGTAGAGCGAGCCGTCAATAAGTACGGTTACTCTAAAGGTTGGAATGCACAGAAACTTCGTACGGCCAATGGATTCAACGTACTAGCATTTGGGCTTGATACTGGCGCACGTGGTGTGAAGTTAGACCATATTCGTCCTGACATTATTATTCTTGACGACATTGATGAACTCAACGATAGCGTCAATCGCGTACAGAGGAAGATTAGTACAATCACTCAGACTATCTTGCCTGCTAAGTCTACGGATTGTGCCATTGTGTTTGTGCAGAATAGAATCCACTCTAACTCTGTAATGAGTCAGGTACTAAGTGGTGAACTAGATATGCTTCAGGACCGCATACAAAGTCCAATCGTGCCAGCAATTCAAGATTTGGAATACAAGCCCATTGAGCGAGAAAACGGGCGTATGGGATACGTTATTACAGGTGGTAAAGAAACGTGGTCACACAAGTCAGTAGAGATATGTCAACGAGAAATTGATGACTTTGGACTAATTGCATTCTTACGTGAGTGTCAACACGAGGTTGGTATTGGCGGTCGGTTCTTTCCTCAGTTTAGGGAATTTGGTCCGAACGGTGAAGAGTGGCACGTCATTGATTCAATAACACCTGAGCCTTGGTGGAGATTCTGGGCAAGTCATGACTTTGGTACAAATAGCCCTTGTGCGTTTATTTTGTATTGTAGCGATGACAAAGAAAACATCTACGTTATTGGTGAATTCTATGAGCCGGGACACGTATCATCTTCGCAAGCCGACAAGGCTCTTCTCCTTCTGGAGAAACTAAAACTGGGTGAACCACAAGACAAGCGTTTTAGAGATGGCAAGTGGAATACTAAACTAGAGGCAATCGCGTTTGACTGGGCGAATACCTTTCCTCCGGAAAGTGCTGACCAACGTATTGGTGAATACCCAGTTGAAATCTGGTGGCGTAAAAATCTACCTGCTGTACGTGCTGTAAAAGACCGTAAGGCTGGTTGGAGGCGTGTGCAAGAATGGTTGAACTCATCACGTATGGAACAAAACGGTGACAAACGTGTACCAAAACCTCGTATACAGATTGTAAAGAATGCTTGCCCTAACCTAATCAAAGAACTGGGTAAAGCGATGGCAGACCCCAAAGACCCAGAAGACCTTGATAGTGGTACAAAACTAGACCACGCATTAGACTCGTTCCGGTATGGTTTGATGTGGAGAGAATATCCTGTTACCTGCCCTGAAACAGAAAAACCAAAAATGTGGAAACCATTATGGTCAAAAGACAAGGAACGTGAAGAATGGCTTTAACTTTTATTGTCAGTATGACTCTTACCTTATTGACAGTCATTGCGATTAGTTGTGGTATGACTGTGTATGAATTACACTGCATTCGTCGCGATAAGTCTGTAGAACAGCGGCGTATTGTCAAGGATACTTATATCTAATGCTCAGACCACCAAACAATAACCGACAACCAAATGGCATGAATCCTATGCAAGGATTGTCTGGGATGCCTAATATCCTAAACAGTATTGCCCAGCGATTGCAACCACAACCTCGTGTTATGGCATTTGAACAACGGCTAGAAGACGGAGTACCCGGTGCTTCTAAAGCAAAGAACCTTTCAATACGCAACGAGAAAGACCTCGGACTTGACCACAACAAAAACGAGTGGGGAGTAGAACCAA